TTTGGCCCATTCCAAATAAACACAAACAATTCATCTAATAACCTTTTAGAACGAATTATGGGAGATTTTTCTCTCATATAAGTATCTAACTTTGATATAATTAATGGACGGGTTTTTTGTGTTATTGAAAACCCTGGCACCATATCTTCTTTTTGTTTTAAATCCCACCCACGCCTTAAATGGATGTCCTCATCTACATACCCCAACTCTCTATACGAATAGTAAAGGTTTTGATAATTACGGTCAATAGCTTCTTGGATTACCGCCCACCCAATGTTTGCATTTTCAATTACTAAAAGAGCGTTATTCCACTCCGTTGCAACTGATGTTAAAAATGCTCCATATTGTTTTGTTTCTATCTTACCCCTATACTCTGCTACCTGTTCAATTCTTTCAACATCTATGACATGAAATGCGGAATAGTCTGCACCATCACCCCTAGCAACGTCGGCAACAACAATATAGTTTTTTTCATAGTTTGGGTAATCCCATATCCAATAATTTGCATCAAACCCACGCTTTTCAACGGGTTCGGTAATATGGGTTTCACTATACCACTCTAACACACTACCATCAACAACAGTGTAACCTGATGATATAAAGTCAGTATCACATTCTTGTGCAGCACCTTTTTCACCCAATAATCGGGTTTGTTCATCTCTCCATCGTTGATTTCTTTCGGGGTGAACTGTCCAATGTAATCTTGTTGGGTGCCATTTATCACCTTGCTCACCCTGCAACCAAACTTTATGAAAGAAATTACCTACACCATTTGGTGTTGAAAGAACGATAGCACCACCACCAGTTGATAATGTTGATTGTGCTGATAACCATATCTCTTCAATACCTTTGATAAATGCAGCCTCATCAATAATCAATAATGAAAGTGCTTCAGAACGGCCTGCTGTTTCAGTTGCAGAAACTGCTTTAATCTGAGAACCATTCTTTAATCTAAGTGATAATTTGTTATCTTCTGCCGCAGGAACTTTTAACCAACTTGGTAGGTTATCATACATAAACCTAACTTTGGTTACAAGGTTTTTTGCTACATCCTGTGTGGTGGCAATTACAAGTATGTTCTTATCTCTATGAAACAGCATTAACCAAGTAGCATATCCAGCACTAATAGTGGATATACCTAATTGGCGTGATTTAAGAATAACATTGAAACGATGTTCTTTAAAACTATCAATCAATCCCTCTTGGAAATCATAAAGATTAAATAGTATTTTCCCTCTATGGGGGTGTTGTATGTAACAGTATTTTTTAAAAAAGTATACTGGGTCTTTTGCACACTTTACATACTCATCGGATATTAATTCCTTTAAAGTTTTAGCAGCCATTAGTTTATTTACTTATTTGCCAATAAATCTTTCCTGTAAAGTTTGGGTTTAGTTCATTATCTATCCCAGCACCAATTGCAAATGATTTTCTTTTTTTGGTTCTAATTAATAATTCACCATTGGCAATCATATAATTTCTACTCCCCACGAAACCACCACCCAAATAGATTTCTCTTTTGTTTATTAAAATACTATGAGTAACAGTCTTAGTAGGAATAACAACATTTGTTATAGATTGGCGTGATTGAATTTGATTTTGTGAAATTGTATCTTTTAATACTACATATCCAAATGTATCTACTGCAATGGTGTCCTGATAATAATATTTTGAATAGTAATCTGTTAAAAGAGCCATTGTATCAATTGGTTCGGTTTGATTTACTATAAAACTATCAATATCAATTACAACTCTATCTTGCCATTTCGGCACATAAACTTTTGATTCATTGGTAATAGTATCGTATTTGTATGCCACCGTTGTTACGGTGTCTATGGTAGGTTCGTTGTTAAAAATTCCTTTAACAAAGCCCATAGGTAATTTATCCCTAAGTAAAAATAGGGCAATTAATACTACTATTACTAGTCCAAAAATTTTAGATATTTTCATTGTTTTTCTTCTGCTTTTTTTGTTTCGCTCTGTAATTATTTCTTCTTTTTGGTTTTGGTTTTTGTTCAACAACAGCTTCGGCTTTAGGTTCTTCGGCAACAGGTGTTGCTTTTTTAACTTCAGCTTTTAGCTCCTCAACGATTGCTCCTACCCCCGTTGGTGATAATGCACCAACATATCTTACCGATGATGAAAAAATTGATTCTTCTGGATATGGATGTATCACTGTTTCAACCTTCTTTGGTTCGGTTTTTTGACCAAAAATTAAACGAAATAATCTTTTTAAAATGTTCATAACTTTTCCTCCTATTTTTATAAATATTGATTTTAATTTTATTAAAGTAATTTTGATATTAAATACGATGCTTTATCAATTAACAACCGATTGTATGGGCTGGATGTTATTATTGGTAATGCGTTTACAATATCCATTTTTGATTTTATATACATCTTTGATTTAGGGTCATTTTCAAACTTTTTAGCACCCCAAAGGTGATATATTGATTGATTCAATAATTTATGAGCATCTTCTGATTCGGAATCTAAATCAAATGTATAAAAAGATTGATTGGTATAAACTACAGGCACCAATGCTTTTGTTTTAATTTTTTTTAATTGTTTTGAAAGTGCTGCCAAAAACCATTGCTCCATTATTATTTGCGGTGATGAGTCAGCATACAATAACTCTTTTTCTTTTGTCATATTTTTTACTTCACCACTTGCTCCCAATACAAATTCAAAGTATTGAGTTACATATTCTGTCTTAAATTTTTCATTGAACATTCCAACAACAGCACAATTCATTGGAAAAGAATCTTTAAAAGAAATTATTCGTTTTTTATCCCACTTCCAATTACCTGAATGTTCTATATCCAATGGATTACCATATGTGGTTGGTGATTCTCTATGAAGATATAATAAATCACATCCAGCCGATTCTTTCTTTAAATTTTTATACAAAACCAAATCAGTATCATAGATAATAAATGGAGTTTTTAATTTTGACATTGCCCATATTTTTGGAGATGCCCAAAAGTTGGATGATACTTTATCGTATGGATAATCATCAAAATAATCAGTAATAACCCCATCGTAAAGTGGAGTTATATTCCAACTATCGTAAAATTCTTTTGATTTTTTATCGGTTATTAAATAAAGTGGTGTATCAGCATTATGAGTTTTGTGAACAATACACGAATACATCTGAACTAATAACTCAAAAGAGCCGGGTGGTCTATTTTCATTAACCAAAAAGACATGGTATGAATTCATCGTAACTTATTTACAATAAATATAGAATTAATATCTATTAATTCAATAATTTGATATTTACTTCAAGTGGTGTATTTCCACGTATGATTCTATGATAAGTTTCTTTTTTAATTTTAAATTTATCACCAGGCTTTAATTCAATTGGTAGTTGATTATCAGATTGAAACATCCACCCATTACCACTTACAACTTCTACTAACCTATCTTCCCTATCTCTATGCCAAACCAATTCTGAATTATCTACATTTGGTTTAAATACCCTACGAAGATTATTTTGGGACCTGATTTCGGAATAAGGTCTTTTCATATTACCAATATGAGTTTATATCCTCACCACCGCCGATTTTAGACCAATGGCGGGGTAGATTACAAGACCAATAACCTGGCGATGTTTTATCGGTTTTCTCGGGACAATTATGTCTATCTGAAAACGCTTTCCTTGCCTCTGGGTCATTTATTTTCGCAGTTAATCCACCCTTTACATCCCCAAAGGTTACTTTTCTGATGTTATCACTTGATGGGTCTTTTACATATACCACATACTTTTTACCTTCATCTGGATTTCTTTTTGGTGAATTTAATTCTACTTCCCTTCCCTGATATTCTGCTTCAACCAGCATTGGGAAATCCAATAAAACTTTCTTACCCTCATACACTGCAACCTTACCCAAATCAGAATCTAAAAACCATTCATCACTTTCGTTCATCGGCATGAACTGACCGTTTCTCCACAACTCCCTACATTCGTTTACCAACTTAAAAAATTTAGGAGAACCATATCTAAACACATTTTCAGAAAGTGGTTTTTTATTTTTCAAATGCCATTCCAATCCCTCACTAATTCTTTTCTTACTCTCACCCAAAGGATTACCATTTACATTCAACTCACCATTCAAATAATGTTTTGCATTTACCATCAACTCTTTTGCACGAATAATATCAGATTGCCACCAATGAGGAAAATCAATCTCTTTATCGGATTTATCAAATTGATTTAACATTTCGTAAAGTTCTTTTGCATATTTTGCAATACGAAACAAATCAGCTTTTAACATATTAGGTTCATCATCTTGATGCCCTAAATCAATATCTTCAGTTAAACTTTTTAACTTTTTTAATTTAGTTGTTAAATCAGCCATTTTATTCAAATGGGCTTTTTGAGAAGCAGTTCTTTTATTTTGAGGTATTTTACTAAAAGCAGCGGTATCTTTGGCATTATCTTTTAATGTTTTCTGAATACTCAGCATTTCCTTTTTTTGTGCTGCTTGTTCTTTACCTGCCTTTTTAACAGAGGATGTGGCGGGTTCATCATCATCATCATCAACTTCGGTTATTACAGGATATTTTTTTCCGTTGAATTCAAACTCTTTCAACCCTTCTTTTCTTGCATTATAAAGCGCTCCAGTAAACGCGTTACCTTCGTTTATATTATCTTGTGCAAGAATTTGAATATCTTTTATATCACCAACAAATGGGCCTTTTAAGGTTTTAATAGTTACTTTGTTTCCCTGAATCTTTAAAACCATCCCAGTTTTATTTTTTGATTTAAAGTGAACAAAATCACCAACTTCAAATCCTAAATTTTCGTTGGCTTCATCTACAGATTCTTCGGTTTTCCAACCACCACCGGCCGCTTTGTATTGTTTCGCAGCCCAACCATTGGCATATGCACTGGGGTAAACGTCAAACTTTTTCTTTGCTTGAGATTTATAATAATTCCATTTTGCTGGGTCGGTTGGAACATTCTTTTCTACTATTAATTTCATTTCTTACCTCAAATTATGGAACATATTTTGGAATATTCATCTTAACAAATTGTTCAAAATCCTTTGGGTCCGGTCCATTTGCACGAATTTCAAATCCTGTAAGGTTTTTGTTTCCTAAAATTAAATAACCTTTTGATGTTTCCCAATTTTCAGGTTTATCATCATCCATATTATCAAATTGATTTGGTAGATAGGTAACTAACACATTAAATATAACATGATGTCCACCAACAATCGAACTCATTGTTGGTTTAACTGGGGTGTTCCCAACTCTGAATTTTCTAATCATTATCCCGTATCCTTTGCCGGGATTTTCGTATCTTCTAAACCAATTATCGGTTTCTAAACGATATATTGCGGTGTTGCTTGTAACTTTTCTCATCAGGATTAACCTAACAGTTGTATCGTTGTAAGAATCTCCTGGCTTATTTCTTAAGTCTTTAACTGTAAAATCAGTTGAATAAACCCCTTCGTTAGTTAATTCGGATTTTACAACTTTATTAATTAACTGCTTTAATTCGTTTAGTTTCATTGTTTGATTCCTCTTTGATTTATATTTTAATAGTGTTTATCATCGTATCCGCCTAGCATTCTTGCCTCATGAATAATATCAGCAACTAGACTACCCAAGTTCTTCCAATCCCAATTTATATTTTTTTGCTTACCAATTTTCATTAAGTAAGTTTCTAAGTTAGCAACCGAATCTTTAAGATCTTTTTCATTTACTTGTGTTGTGGTTACAAGCGGTCCTTCATTTAAAGCCTTTTTGGCTTCCTCTCTGATTAACTTTCTTAGTTGTGATACTTTCATTGTTTGTTTCCTTTTTGTGATTTATATTATATAAATATAGTGTTTGTTTATTTCCAATATCGGTGTACTAAGCACCAGTCTTAACAAAAACAGGCTTTTGACCTTTTGATTGTTCACCACCCTTTTTAGCATCTCCAGCTTTCTTTTGGGCTGCTCTTTTCCTTTTTACAAACGCTGCTCTTCCTTCAGGCCCTAACTTATTAGCCTTTTCTTTAGAAAGACAGGCTGAATAAGATTCTCCCTCTTCAGCATCACCACACTTACCTAATTTTTCACCTGTAGTTGAATATCTATCCCAACCACCGCCTGTGGTTGAACCGGTCTTACCCTTACCAAACCACCCTCTTAAATCTTCGTTGATAATCTCTCTTACTACACTTCGGATTAATTCTCTAAGCTGTTGTTGTTTGTTCTTCAAGTTCTTGCTCCAATTTTTGGATATAATCTTTACGCAACTTTTCAAAATCAGAATCTACTTTTGATAAAAGTTCATCCATATTAAACCCATTCCATTCTTCAACCGAACCATTCTCGTTGATGAACTTCATTTTTAACGCAACTTTAAGGGCTTCTTTTTCAAATTCAGCCTGCTTTAACCATGCTTTCGCATTCTCAAGCATTTTCTTTTTTTCATATCTATCATACTCCCCACTCATTCGTAATTTTGATTCCATACTTAATACACAATCAAAACACATCCCGTGAAAAGCACGCATTTTTTCATCCAACCTTTTTGGGTTTTTACAGTCGCAAGTTTCCTTCACACAATTAGGGAACTTTTTCAAGTCCTGCCTAAGTTGGTGAAGCTTACCGAGTTTTACTTTATACCCAGCTTTTTGCTCCCACATATCCCCATTTTCATCCTGCCATTGTTCACCGATTTCTCTGCGAACATAAGTAGGATTTTCTTCAAAACCAATGGTTGTTCGTGTTTGGGTTTTATGTGTACCCGCCAACATTTCAGTAACCGCTTTTGTGTTTTTTAATTTACTACTTTTCATAACTTATTTTAATATAAATATCTAAATCAATAGAACAAACCTAAAATCTGATTTAATGGTGCGAAACTTCCAGTTAATTTTAAAGTCATGCCCTTATATACAAAAACGATTCCCTCATTGGGAACAATCTTATCAACACCACCCAATGCAGCCATTCTTTCAAGTTCTAATTGTAATTTCTTTATCTTTTTTTCATCCCCACCTACTTTAACATCTTTAATAGTTTGGTCTAATCGTTGCTTCATATTACGAACTGCTTCATCAGGATTTGCAGTCAGTACTGAACTCATCAACGATAACACTTCCGCACCCACGCCTAAGAATATATCTTCAAATGGTCTGATATTATCCTTTGATATTTTTTGATGATCGTTTTTATCTACACCCTGCGCCCAATTCAATACTTTTTCAGATTTGATGTTGTTTTTATTCAATGTAAAACTTTTATCAAAAAATGCCCATCTTTTTATCAATCCCTCTCGTGTTGATTTATCCAATTTTTCAGGAGTATTTTTATCTACATAATCACCCCACCAAGCCTGATGATACTCTGCCATTCCATCACTATCTTTTAAACCAAATTTAGATTGTAAGTTTTTTAACATCCCTGAGTATTTTGGTTGTAACTTTTCTAAATTTACATCTTTTGGTAATTGTGTAATTGGTGGTCCTTGTATCTTATACTTTTCTTGTACATCCTGGTTGATTTGTTTAATCATCCCCGCCAATATTTTTGCATCGGATTGTTCTGCTCCAACAGCTACACCCGATTCATCGTATTCAGTTGTGTTATGAAACACCAAAAGCGCCTGTCCATAAGGTATCACATTTACGGAGGTTGGATAGATAACTTCCAAATTCATAAACTTTTTACCTTGCGCGAATATCTTATCCCTTTGTGCTTTTGATAACCCCTTTATTGCCACTTCTAAGTCCCTCATAGCAAAGTTGTAAGCATCGGTTAGTCCACCCCTACCCCCAAACTTTGAAGCAACATCAGCGATTGACATTGCTTTCTCACCCATGTTAGCGAGGTGCCCTTTGTTCCTTGCTGCGATTAACCCTCTATCATCTCGCCAACTAATAGCAAGCGCTTGCCCATCGGTCTTTTCGCGTGTCAATTCTAAATCACCTTTTAAGGCTTTTGTTATTATGTTTTTTAAATCACCAAAAGTTAAATCCAATTCCATATCAAATGGGTGATTCATGTGTCCGTATGCCCCGCCCTCTAATAAGAACTTAGAAAACTTTCTACCAATTTTTTCTAATAATCTGAATTGTCTTTCATTAATTCTTTGTATTTTGTTATTGGTAGACCACTCAACAATTTCATGTCCTAATTTTGCGTAAGCTTCCTGTAACTCTTCATCCTTTACCCCAGTAATATCTACAGTGTTATCAAGTGGAGCATCAGGCGGTGCTGCATCTAATGGTGAGGTCGCTGTATCAGCCGTTACAAAATCTTCGGTTTCAGGAATATCTAAAAGGTCATCCATTGTGAAAACTTTTCTAGTGCTACTATATTGATAGAAATCCCCAGTACCTTTTGCGGATTTGCTGACCATTACATCTGCTTTTGGAAAATCTACTTGTATGTATCCACCATTGACAAACCAATAATCTCTTTTTTGTGCCTGCGGCCCTAACCCCAAAACTCTTCTTTTATTAGGAACTACATACATTGCATCAGGTTCACCTGAGTCTGCTACATATCCACCACTTAATGTTGATTCTGTCAATGCTTTTATATCAAATGTCTTAAAGAAATGTTCCATCAAAGATTCTACCGCTATCAATTTCTTTGTTATCAGATTGTATATTTGTGGGTTGAATTTTGGATATGCTTTTTTAAATCCTGCTTTTCTTTTAGATTCATCTCCCACCGATAACCACTTTCTTACATCCGTTCCACTTATCGCATTTGGTTGTGCGGGTGATGTGTAAACATATCCATTTTCTTCATACCCAGTAGCAGGTTTGAATCCTGCTCCATTGTGAAACTTTTTGAAATATTTACCACCCAATCTTGCAGCATCCTTTTCTCCAACCACAGTTACAAATGCGGTTGTTTTAGGTGAGAATCCACCTAATACTTCGGTTGGATTGTATGGGTTTTTTACTTGAACTACTTTATTTGCTGGGATACCAAACATTGTAGTCATTATTTTTTTCTTCTCTAAAAAGTTAAAAGGGTCTTTCGGTCCACCACTTTTGTTGGATGTTCCAATCCAAACATTATTTTCGCCAAACTTTTGAACTAAATGCGAATAAGTTGCGTAATGTCCTTTGTGGAAAGGTTGAAACCTTCCTGCGTACACAACCACTATATCTTTTATTTCTTCGGTTAATACACCTTTAATCCATTCTTTTATTAAATTTCCCATATAGATAAATATATAATTTATTTTTGTTTACTATTATGTATATGATGATGAATAGTATGGTAAAAATATTACCTTATCAACACTTACACCACCATCGCTAACCAATCTCATTTCTAAAAACCCATCAGCATCTGCTAAAACAGTGGGCATTCCAGTTCTATTAGCATTTCTTAATATCTGAACTTCACCCGATGTCCAACTACTCTTATTCTCTGCTTCTAAAAAGCTAGCTGATGGTAATGTTGTACCATTCCAACTATCTGAAAGTCTTAACCCAAACCTACCATCACCAGTATCATAAACTACATTTGTAACATCAACTTCGGATATTGCTACCAAAAGCGAACTACTTAAACTTGTAATTTCACTGGATAATGAAGAGCTTGTCAACGTATAAGAACTACTTAATTCAGTAATGGATGAATTTATATTATTAATTTCAGTAGATAGTGATTGACTTAGTTCGGTTATATCACCTCCACCAGAACCACTAGCCTGACTATCATATCCTTTAAAATAATAATTGGATAATACCGATTCGTAGTTTGCAAAATCATTTTGCGAATTCAAATACTCAACCTTAATATCATTTGCTATATTTTTATTTGTAGGGGTGTATATAAATGTGTGGGTTGATTGGGTTAGATTTGTTTTTGAATCAGAATATATATCCATTGCAGAACCTGTTATTGGTTCGTATAGTAATTTTGTTCCTATTAACTGATATTCCGTTAGTGTACCACCCGTTGCTCTAGACCTGATATATACATTTATTTTATCAACATTACCAACAATTGGGTTTACATCCCTTATTGTGATGTGTGCTAATGATTGTGAAAATAAAGTGGCCGAACCAGTACTAATAGTTTCCACTACAAAACTTCCAGTAGAAAATAAGGTAAATGTTTTAAATAAAGATTCGGTTTTAGTAGTCACAGAAGATGTTAGTGGGTTGGCTACCCTAACTTTTCTACTTGTTATTAGTGATTGTAATGAAGCAGTGTAATTTACAGGTTTTAATAATCCAGCACTTACTTCTGCCGATGTAAGTTGTGGTGATAATGTTACATTTTGTAAATTAATTTTTATTTTACCACCAACCCAATTTGGATTTAGTTGGTAGTTTGGTGTTTCTAAAAACACGTTTGCCCCACCAAAATCAGATGTATAAATTATATTCTGATTTATAGTTTCACTTACTGTTTGAGCTTCATTTAAACCTTGTGTAGGTATTTCTCTGTAAAATGAAAACGATTCCGATACAAATATTGTTGGTACAGAGTTTGAATTTTTAAAAACTATTGGTGATTCTGAGCGAACTTCCCTACTTACAGAAAACCTTCTACGCCATCTAATATTTATAACATCTTTGAACTCATCGGGTATTTCTTCACCAACAGCAGTTCTTTGTGCTATACCACAAATTATTATTTCACCAACACCATTTGGTGTATTGTATAAATCATTTCTTTGACCGTATATCCAAACTGATATGTAGCGTGATAAATCACCTGGCGAATAATCGGGTATTTCATAGTAAATTGGTTCGCTGTTTATATCTAATATTTCAATATATATTTGCGAATCAGGTTTTAATGTAAACCTATTTGGTTTTACACGTATTGCATTCTTACCTCTACCAAAAAATGTGGGAAATTCCTTTATACCAAAATACTCATCGGATGTTGTTGAATTATCCTCTATGTAAACTGGTATTGATTTTAGGTTTTCTTTAAATCTTTTTCTAAATTGTAACGACATTCATTTCCCCTATATCTATAAGTATTTTATTGAAGAAAAAGAATTTATTTTATTTATGTCAATTATTTGGTCTACCATATCCCTCGTTTTATCTATGTGGGATATCGTAATAATAAAATCAAATTGAGTTTTTAAATAATCAAATAGCAAATACAAAGAATTAAAATTATCAGTATCCAGTGAACCAAACCCCTCATCAATAGCGATAAAGTTTGGACGGGGTAGGTTGGATATACTAATTAATGCGGTTCTGATTGCGATTGAACTCACAAACTTTTCCATACCACTTGTCAACTCTAATGGCCAATACTTATCATCCCCATAACAAATATATGAGTTGATGTTTTTACCATCGGTATCTAATATGATTTGGAAATCCACTATAGGTTGAAGAATATTGTTAATTTCAATCTCCAACTTTGGTAATATTTCTGATATCAATCCATATGGAATACCATCCCGCTTAACCGCTGATAAGTAGTGTTCGTATCCATTATATTTTAATTCCATTTGATTTAATTTTTTTACAGATTCATTTACAGATTCAATTGTATTTTTTTGAACACGTAACTCACCCAACAAATCTATTAAATCGGTTGTAACCCTATTTAATTCGGATTGAATTTCCAATCTTTTTTGTTTTAGTGAATTAATTTCTTCATTAAGTTTGGCGTTGAATTCAACTGATTTTTCTTGCTTTTTGGCTTTTTCAATGTTCGCAGATATTTTTTCGTATTGAGATTCGTATTGATTATAATCGGATTTAGAATCATTTAATTCAGATAAAAGATTGTAGTATTTGCGGTTTACCTCTTGCTCTTTTTCTTTGACCTGATTTACTTTTTCTAACACCATTTTTACATCACACCCCTTTTGTGTTTGAACTTTTTCTGATAGTTCGGTTTCTAATACGGATATCTTTTTAGTTAGTGTTACTATTTTAGTTTCCAATTCCAAACTTTGTTTTGCAAATGGAGTGTTTTTATTTTTAACACAATGTTCACAATTATCATCGTATGTAAAAGAACCAATACCATCCAAATGCTTTTTGGTGTGTGATAGTTCAATTTGATACTTTGATATGGTTTGTTTTATTAATGCGATATCCCGCTCTAAAACACGCCATTCATTATCTTTTGCTTTTAATTCATCTAAATCATACTCTTTATAGAACTCACCAATTCTTTCAAGCTTTTCCTCTAATGGTTTTACTTGGGATTGTAACTCCCTTATATTGGATGATATTGTTCCTATAGAATTCCTACAATCTTTTAATTCAGCATTTAATAACTCTAAGTCCAAACTACCATCCACCACAATTAACTTTGCAGACTTATCTTCAATTTGGTCGTGTATATTGTTAAGATTAGTTTCAAAATCTATTTTTTTGTTTTCCAAATCAGAAATAGAACCTGTTATAGATTGAGATGCTAATTCGGCCTTAGCCAACTTTGTTGGAAAATCTTGCCCCTTATAATCTTTCAGTAAGGTTGATAACTCTTTTATTTCTTCACTTGCTACTGAATACAATTGCTCAAACACATCCATATCCAAAAATTGAGCAAGTAACTCTTTTCGTTCTTTTTGTGATTTATCAATAAAGCCACTATTGTTAAATTGAGTTGAGAGAGCAGTCAATATGAAATCATCATATGTTCCTACATACTGCCTAATAACTGAATTTGTATCTCTTCGTTCATCACCATTCAAACTTTCAATATCACCCATATCATTGAATGTGTAAAATTGAGTATCAACTTTTACAGTTCCCTTTTTGGTGGATTTATTTGCGGTTCTCTCAATTACATAATCCCTGCCATTTAGTTCAAAGATAAACTTACAATAAAAATTGTTTTTAGAATAATTCATCACATCAACTGCTTTTGATGTTCGGGAGCACTTATCAAAAATACAAAAGGCAAGAGAGTCCCATAGAGAAGATTTACCACTTGCGTTGGGAGCAAATACACCATACGCCCCTTTCATATTTTGAAAGTTTATATAGTTATCTTCCCCATAAGAAAACATATTTGAGAATTGAAATTCTTTTGGAATCCAAACCGAACTCCGAATTGCATGAGGATTTACAATCTTTGAGTTTATATCAGCGTTTATACCTTTGACAACTTCTAAAGATTCTGAGTCAATACCAAACTTTTGGGTCAAATAATCTTCCAATAGTTTATTTTGAAATCCAACATCCCTTACATTGTGTAGAGTTATATGTTCTCGTTTTCCAACTTCGTTTGTAGATAAAACTTTCTGAATACTTAACTCTTCTATTTCATATTTCTTTTTTAAAGAAGATACAATTTTATTCAACTGTGATGTGGTTGTATCTTTAACCCTTAACCTTAATCTTGGCTTTGGGCAAATATAATTATTTGATACGATTTTACCATCTTCAATATCAATAGTCCCATACCCATACGCATTCTCAATATGAACGAATGTGGAGGACTTTGTTGATACATCCCATACCAATATCCCGTGCTCAGGGTAAATTGATTCTGAGTGGTTCTGTGTAATCAGGGAGCCTGGGTACTTTATAGTATCCACACCTGATACTGAATTATTGGGAACATGGATATCTCCCAAAAGAACAATATCATATCCTTTAAAAGAATCCACCGTAACTTTTTTGTTATCAATCTTAAATCCATGCTCAGTTTGTATTCCATCAACGGGTCCGTGATAAAGAGCGATTTTAAAATCCCCATCAACGCCCGAACTATTTGTAAATCCATCCGATGAATCAAATACTGATTTGTGTGCGAATACGATGCCACCAAACTCAAAGGTTGTAGTGTTTTTGTAGTAATATAAGTTTGGGTGATTTAAAGCATCAACAATTGGTGATAACGCATCTAACCGAGAAGGATTATTGAGATTTGCATCGTGATTACCAGGAATTAAAATGGTAGGCATGATATCGGATAGACTTCTCAAAAAGTTTTGAGTCATATGTACCACCTCCGGCGTCATATCGGTTTTAGCGTGAACTATATCCCCAGCTAATACAATAGCAGAATCTTCAGTTACAACTGATTTTAAGTAATCATATAAACGATTAAAAACTAAAGAATACTCTTTATGTCTTTTTAAGTTTCGTATATGAACATCCGCAATATGATAAATCTTATTTAACTTTTTCATTTTCTCCTAAACATTTTATACTCCACTAAACTTAACAAGTTCAATTCGGGTGTATTGTATATTTTTGTGTTTATCTTATCGTAACCTAATTCAGATGCGTCCTCTGAATCTAACTGAACTAAATGAACTTTAATCCCCCAACCCATTAGTTTTTCGCATAGTTGGATAGAGTTATTAATAGCATCGGAATCTAAGCAAACATAGATACGGGATACTTTTTTATCTAAAATTTTCTTTTCTAATTTAGGTGGAATGGTTTTACCAAAAATAGGAATTGCGTTTCTACGAATTGCGATTGCGTCAAAAACACCCTCACAAATAACAATTGGTTCATTCCAATTCACATACAAATCAAACCCAATAATATCTTTGGATACTTTTGGATTTTTATGCTTTTGCGGTGTATCATAAAAAGCCCTACTAACAAAGTAATTTAACATACCATCTGAATCGTATGAGGGAATAATAATTTTATTGCTATATTCCCCTTCAACACAATATCCAATTCCATACTTAACAATATCACCAGGTCGGATTCCTCTACCTAAAATGTAATTTAAGGCATGCGAATAAATAACGGACTTGGATGATTCCCAAAGAGGAGTAAACTCTTTTGGTAGTTGAACAAATGTTTGTTGTTGTGTTAGTTGTTCAGTCGGCTGTGTGTATTTTCTAATGTTTCTGAAAATAGAATTGTATTCATCCCATATTTGCGAAGATACATTTAGTTTTTTGAAGAGAGAACGAATCGTTTTTCCCTTTTCATCCGATATCCAACAATGCCAAGGGTTATCACCAGCAGCTGTTGTTTTTATGTTTATTTCAAGCTTTGGTTTGTAATGTTCGGCAAATGGTGAATAAAAAGCATAGTTATCCCCAGTGGTTTTTTTACTTTTACCCAAAACCCGTTCTAATAACTCAATCAATCTTTCTTCTACCATTTCTTAAATCGTAAGTATAAATATACTTTGGTAAGTTAGTAATTATTTTTACATTCTCATCACCCGCTTTGTATCTCCTATTTATTTCAACCCCATAAGGTCTATCCAACATAGAAAGGGTTCTAATGTGAAATGATTTACCATCCACCTCCAATGATTTTGATGGAGATGTTTCACCTAAATAATTAAAATTAGAAGCACGATAGATAACCCCCTTATGCCCCTGATTTTGGTCTGCGTAACTTATTATATATTCCCAATCGGTATTTTTTTGTAACCACTTGATTGTTTTAGATATAAAATAGGATTCAGCGTTTTTTGGTGTATCATCTACCAAACACAACCTCCGTAACTCCAAAACCTTATCGGGACGGGATGGGTGATATGTCTGCCCAGCAGATGGGCCTGCGGGGCGTGTGTAAATACAAACCCCAATTATTTGGGGCATACCAAAATTTCCTTCCCTAAGTAGAATAAATGCGTGTTTTGTTTGTATATTTACATAATCAGAGTAGTGCCACTTTTTCAAAAAGGCACGAATGTTCTCATTAAATGTAGTATGTTCTACTGTGTATGTTTTTACTAAACCCATTCTACACAATATACAACAGAAAAGTTAATTATCCAAATAAAAATGTTTTGGGTTCTTCATTTACCCACTCTATTGGAACTTGCTTCGTAGCCCACTTAAAACCATTTTTATCTGCCCACATACCATATGTAGTTTTTGACCTTTTATTTAATTTTGCGTTTGGGTTCTGAAATACAATTCGTATATCCAAATCAGGCTTTTGGGCTTTTATTAGTAGATGTTTTTTTCTATCCTCTAAAGTAAACCTACCTTTTGTTTCTATGAAAATACCATTCGGTAATCTGAAATCAGGTTTGTATGTATGATTTGTTGCGGGTTTAGTATAAGATATTTGGTGTTTTTCGTATTCACCATCAATACCTATTTGTTTTAATTCTTCCGAAACTTTATCCTCTAAACCCGAGCGATGCCCTTTGGTTCTTTGGATGTGACCCCAATTTTTTGGCATAATTAATCTATATCAAATTTTACATTTATAAATAAGTCCGTAATTGTACTTTTCTTTAACGGAACTCCCAACTTTGCAACAGCCATCATTTCTTCATCATCATTATATAACCCAATGGTTGTTATGTAAGGTGAAAATGTAGAAGAGGTTGTAAATCCAGCTCTCGTTCCATATGAGCCGCTGATAATTGATGTTGGGTGGGTAGATACATTAAATTCATCTTTTCCAATATGACAAAGTAAGCTAACTTCTTCTATTGCTTTTGTTGCTTTATAGTTTACAGTAAACCCTTTATCAGAACTATAATCCCAATTACCATCACCTAAAAAGGTATGTTGATTATTAGAACCAGTATTTGTCATAACAATCAAACCCTGTCTATAAAAAACATAACCATATGTTGCAGATGATGAAACTATAGTTCCCCATTCATCTTCTACTTTTACATCCGTATAATATCTATAATTTGTAGTTGAGCCTGAATAGTTTGTTATGTTTACGGATGATGGTTTTATTTCAAACCCGTATCTATAAACTGGAATGGACAAAACTGATGCGGTATCGTATAATTTTATCCTACTATCATCTGCAAAGTATAATTGATTAAGGCTTTTCCACAAACTTTTTTGATAAACACCACTTAACCCATCGTATGTAGAACTTTGTGTTAAATCGGTAGATGTAAATTCAAACGCACCACTAACAGCAGGTTTTATCGCTCTTAATGTGGATATTCCAAATGATGTATAATGGTTTGAATCCGTTACCTCATAGCTTTTATGGGTAATAAACTTACGTTCTTGTGAAAATAATTGGTCTATTCTTTTAAACCCAATACTAATAGTTTCGGAATCACCACCCCTTAATACAATTTTTTTTTCTGCCATTAATCATTACGATTTAAAAATCTAATTTTACTTTTAAAAGAATCTCATTAGCAAATGATTTCAAAATGGGTTGCGATAGTTTTGCAACTGCTAATAATTCATTTGAGTCATTATATAATCCAGTTGTAGTAATATATGATTTTGGGTCATTAACAAATGTTGGTTGAGATAATGTGTAACCGCCATTTGCCGAAGATGTTACATAAGATGGATTGTTACTAAAGTTAAACTTACTGTTTCTAACTCTTAAAAAGTAATAAGTAGATTTAACTTCTTCTTCATTTCTGGCTTTAAATGCGTTATTGGTTGAATCAACTGCTGCTGACCTACTAATAGCAGAAAATAACTTAAATGAGTTGTCCCCATTTGCATTTGATGCAGTTGCGGTAGTCATTGATGCGGATGCATCTAATGCGGTACCTGATAATACAATTACACCTCTTTGTGGGTAAACACGCCCATAAGTTAAAGTAGTAGAAGGAACACTTACACCAGATGATAATGAACCTGAAACAACATTATAGTATTCTTGTTCAGCGGAATTTAATTGTGCTGTATCATCGGAATCATCTATTAATTTTATTTGCTTACCAGAACCACTCAATGTCAATTCCCAATTTCCTCTATCTAATTTATCCTTTAATCTACTTCTTTTGAAATTGATAACATAAATTGAGTTTTCTTCACCCACACCTGTGAAATTGAATTTTGTGGTTGATGATGGTAAAAGTGTTTGTTGATATTGTGCATAAATTGCACGAGATGGTGAATCAGCAAATCCAATACCCGCAGCAGTAGAACCAATAGAACCACTACCCAAAGCATGCCCATATGTTACTGAAAACTGAACTTCTCTTGTTGAATCCGTTCCCACTTTATCGTAAACATCGTAGTAATAATCACCCGATGAAGCGCTTTGTGCGGATGATGTAAAGAATGTAGCCAATGATGCAGCATTGCCACTAAATAAACCACGTGTTATTCTTTGTGAACTAGATGCGGTATCATCGGTTGTTATTCGTTCAAATGTAAAAAGCGAGCCTATTGGGGCCACCCCACTTCCCAATTGTATTGTTTTAGTTGCCATCTATTTTATTCCTATTTTTTTATGTATTAAATACCTCTTACTGTTGTAGCTTGTGTTGTTGTGGAGGTTACATTAGGTGTAACTGTTACATTAATATCTACTCTACCACCAGTTGTGTTACCAACCACAATTATTTTTGTAGATTGGGTTGTTGCGGGAACTAACTGATTAACAGCCACAAATTCAAAAGTGTTAGCACTAATTACATTGATTGTTCCCAATCTATCATCCAAAAGAGTTACAGTATATGGTTGTACATCACCACTAATTGTAAATGTAACAGAACCACCAGCAGCAGGTAACACACTTTGTTGCGGAACACTAATACTTGCAGGAGTAACAGAGAAAATTGGAACTGATGTTGAGTTTTTAGGTAAGGTTAATAATTTATACCTTAAAGCAAAATTTTCATCGGTAATAGCCTCTAAAACAGGCATATTTTCAATTATTTCACCATAATAATCTGAACCTAATGAGTGTGCTGTGTTCCAAAGTGTGTAATCCACCTCATCATCACCCAAAGCAAATTGAGTAATTTCAAAGTTACCACGGCCTGATGCTAAATACTCTCTGCCTTTTTTGGTTAAAATAGCATCAACTGTAACAGATGTATTATCTAAATATCCCATATAATTTCCTAATTTTGTTTCTTATAAATATAGATTTTTAAAATTAAATTTTAAACCCGCAATCGTCCCGACGAAGCTGCCCCACTTCCAATTCGAGGAGATGTTGTTGGTGTTGATACTATTGCATCTTGAACGGATACATTTTGAGGTGCAACTCCCAATACGAATGGGTCAGCTGTAAATGTTTCAACGCTTGGTAAACCATCAATTGATGTAACACCACTATTACAACCATTAAATCTCAAATTTGCTAAACTTAGTGGTAATTCATCAGTTTGTGTTGCTACCGGTACTAATGATGATGAATAGAATTTACCTAATGAAGCAGAGAGAGATGATGAATAAAAATAATTAACTATGCTGGCGTGGGGTGAGAGTCTTTGACCCATAATAGAACTCGTTGGATTGTATTGCCATTGCGGGTTACTAACATTTGTGTATAAACCGGTACTTCCACTTAAAATTGGGTAGGTATATTTGTAAATTGAACTCTCATGATAATCTTTTGTATCCACTGTAGCCAAGTAATCATTTTTTGTGGCCGTTACACTTTCAGGTAACATAGATATCGTAGTTAAATAATCCACCCTACTATAAGACCATTTATCACCCCGTTTGTATTTGTTTCGTTCTAAAATGTGTGGTTCTAACAATACGCCACCAACATACTCACTTCTCGCAGGTATTAATTGTTTTACTTGTTGGAATATACTATGGTCGTACAATGATAACATATCCAATAAAAGTCCAATTGCAGTTCCACGCTTTTGAGCGGAGCCAGAAGGAGCTGTTAAATTAACATACTTTTGAAAATATACATTTGCTCTATATCTTAATTTAGAATAATCTTCATTAAATCTATCATCCGGGTCCCCAATTAAATCATCAACTTCAAAGTATCCTTCTGAATTGTATATATCATTATTTACAACATCCGTTGGTGAGAAATACAATCCAACTAAATTTGAATCGGTTTGGGTATAATCATATTGAGATACTTCAGCGGTTTTTTCAACATCCAATGAACCACTTAAAACTGAAGATTCTATTCGTACTTTATTGTTATTTAGGTTTAACGCACCCACCGATGGAACTCTTATAAATTGAGTATCCACTTCACCAACCAAATCGGCTGATGTGTGGTTTGGTAATGATGCGGTTAATGGTGCTCCACCCAATGTGGTTTTGAAAAATTGGTTTGGGTGAGATGATGAAATAGCTGTTGATATGGTATTAAACCCACTATCAGGAAATATTCTATAAACCAAATCGGTATATGATGATATACTATTTAAATCAGTTGTGTTATCATCCGAAAAATATGCTTCAGTATTCAATGCGTGCTCTTTGAATATTTCTTCAGAAAGGGATGATGAATAATATCTAATCTCTTGAATTGATGCAGTTGATGAATAGTTACCAACACCATCACCAACAATAAATTGAGTTGAACTACCAAGTATACTATTTGGTGCGGAACTTTGAGCGGATAATGAAGCTAGGACATTTCCAAAATCATCTTTGAATGCTGCTCTAATTGTGGTTGAACTACCAGATATGATACCAAACGCACCATCTCTTGCTACTAAGTAGCTCATATAAGATGAACTCATAACTGTTGTAGAACCTGTCTTTGCCAATATCCTAGCTTGTCCGCCTGAATAATTCCATTCAAAGTTTAAATCAGTTCCACCCCCCGTTAATCTACCAATAGTAAAATCGCCCAATGGCATTTTACCAATTACCTCAATGGTGTTTGGCCTACTACCATTAATAGTTCCAAGCGGGTTTCTTATTGGTTTAGAATCCGCTGTTTCTACTTTATAGATAAATCTTTCATCTTCGTATTTGTTTGGCGAATCAACGATTGTAGGCCCGCCGTACTCTCTTATTTTTAAAAATGTTTCAGGTATACCATAACAAGCCAAAAGGGCTTTGATTGAACGAGGCGTACCTTTTGATTTATAGATATATGGTAAGTTGTTCAATACCCTGCGCCAAACTTCAGCTCGTATTTTTTCTTTTGATTTAGTTTCTAATCCACCCGTTGTTACTGACCTGTTTCCCGATGAATCAGTTCCTAAAACATACTCCCAAAGGTTTGATTCACCCCAACCATTGGATAAATTCCACCCCATTGATTTTGCTACATCGTACAACAAATCATCCGACATACCATCTTCAGGATGCTCTTCTCTTTTATTTACATCTGTCAACCCTTTTGTATAAGTCCACAAAATATCAAAATGATGTCCTATCATATTAATGAATAATATGTAATCTTCATTAAGTGGGTCTTCTCTTAAAGCAAATGGGATTAGATTAATTAAAGCTGATTGGTTTTGTGCATCATAAAGTGATGCCGAACTATAAACACCTTCATACCAACTTTCGGCTTGAGAGCTTGTTGTTGCATAAAATACTGTTGGATATGATGATATTTTTGGATATGGTACAATTGGATTATCAGTTGTTGAGTAATGTGTATATAAAGAACCTGTTACTTTGTTATACATCCATTGTTCAAAACCATCAAACCCACCAATTAAGGTATCTCTTCGTGTGATTGATTGTGATATGTTTGTAAGAGCGTGTGAACCTGAAACCTGTTGTAGGGTTGCTATTCTACTATTATACCCCTCAATTGTTTGTAATTTACTAAAGAAATTATCAACTCTTTCAGTTGCGGATGAATAGTGAACAAAGTTACTAAAATCGGAATAATCAATGTTTAATTTTATATTTCCAAACGAACCGCTGAAATATTTATCTATAATTTGTTGAGAGGTGGATAGGTTTGCATCCAGCAAATCGTTCCATGCTTTAAAATCAGTACCATCTGATTTACCATACTTATCCAACTCAATATTAAAATTCGGCTCTAAAAGTTGTTTTGATGTAATCTCATCTAACTGATTATACGCTACTATTTTTTCTATATACGATTTTTGCAATCTACCATCAATTGATAAACTTTGCCCAACAGTTACACCACCGTCTAAAGGTGATACTAATTTTATGTATAAATCAGTAATATCTACCAATGAACCATTAAGTTGATTTTGTAATCTAACATTTGTAAATTTTGCATTGATGTTGACGGGTGCGAAAATAATATCGTTTTGCGCTGATATATATACACCCGTTCTAGTGTCGGTTGGCGGAACACCCTCCTGACCATTCCATAAATAAAATGGTGCTCCTAAAAGATATGATGAAAATGCTGATGTATAACCAACTGTAAAATCGGTTTCAGTATATTTTTCTTGAACCCATTGCGGTTGGTTATTTTCATTCAGTTCTAATTTAAAAAAAGCAAATCTTCCCGTTTGATTATTATTCAAAAATTCTTTGAATAAAGTACCTCTATTTGATTCGGGAAAAAGTGTTGGTTTCCATAGTGTTGCACCGGATTGTGCATTTCTTTCATTTGGATTATTAAAATTGCCTGTTGGTAATGAAATTGGTGTAATTCCCTCACCAACAAAATTTATATAAGATATATCGGAAATAGTATCATTCCCAAAATTTAATAAAAACTCAGGCTTATTATCTACAAATAAAGAACTGGTGTTAAAATTAAACTCTTGAATACTTTTAATTAATTGTAAATTAGAATTATTTGGATTCTTAATTCGTACTTCCGTTCTATCTGAAGATATTTCCGATATTGTTAAATCGTACCTCGTAGGTGATTCAATTTCAGTAGAGCCTGCAAAATTATATATAGGATTATATACCATTGTATATATCCCACTATCATAACCAAGTTGTCTTAAATCACTTTCAGGAGAAAATCCAAATTTTGTTTTTTGGTTTTGAATGAAAATTCTTTTATACGATGATTTTACTAAATTATTTTCAGAATCGTATATGTGTAATTCTAATAACGCAGGTATAGATTTTATGGATACATCAGAATTTGATAGAGAGCCTGATTGAAATGTGTATCTATCTAATTCGGTAAAGGTTTCCCCATACACAGGCTCTGTGCTTAATACATCGGTTATATTTGTAAATCTATCTAATGACATACTATTTTATATTACGGACCTATTAGCACTGTTTCTGTAACCGATTATGGTTGGTGCTTCAATTTCTAACTCGATTATTTCGGTGCTCTGATTTAAATAAAAAGATTGCGATGTAAATAATTTTACATTTTTTTCCAACGCAATTACACCATAAGTATCAGTTGAATTAACAATCTCATACGATAGTATTCTTCCCTGTCTATTTCTTTTTATTTCTCTTTCCATTATCTAATCACCTTAAAGTAATATTCATTATCGTAATATTTTTCAAGCCCATCAGAATCAACTCTGAATACAAATCTATAATACCTTTCAGGTTGTAGTGTATTAAACCACATATCAAAATAGTTCCCATTTGAATCACATTCTATCTTTGTATAAGTAGTGTTAAATGGTATAATTTCTAAATTAGTTTCAACATCTCTAACCGACCAATATGATGATGTAGGTAAGTATTTTATGGTTGATAACGCCCCACTATTACTAAATGTTCTTTGTGGATATCGTTCCCTACCATACACTCTAACTCTATCTTTTGAATTTTGTTTGTATTCCGATTTAAGATTTTTGGTGTATATTGTAATATTTTCGGCCGTTAGAGCTGATAACGAACCTGTCTGAAATTGCGAATCATCCCATCTAACTTCAAAAGTTGGTACATAAATCGTATGAGTTTCTGTTGAAAAGTATTTTGAAACTCCAAATTTAACCGAAGATGTTTCATCGGTATTAGACCTTTTAATGATAAATCCGTTATTTGTTCTATTACCACTAAAGATATCATTTACATATTGAGTTACTTCAATGTTTATATCAGAAACATTTCTACTGAAAGATTGTGAATATGCTAAACCATTAACAGATGATGTAAACCAAGTTCCACCACCCGAATTAACTGCCCAATATGAGCCTGAGTTTATAGGTGATGCTACACTCCAACTTACATTTGTACTTCTATAAACCCAATTTGAATCATTTTCATTATGGGGTGTATCGGGCAAAGAACCCAATCCTTCATCCCAACTTTGCGATATTGGATAAACATAAAGGTTGTATTCGGATGGAATTTCTCTTTCATCCGATGAAATAAGATTTAAATAGTATTTTACACTTCCTGATATTACTCCACTTGCAACCGATTGAGATATAGCAGATAAATCAAACTGAATTAATATTCTACTATTACCAATCAATGTGGTATCATCAGTATCAAAAAACTTACCTACCTCCAATACTTCATCTTTTCCAACATTTTGAAATTTTCTTGTTGAATCTTCATATATGGTAGTATCTTTTTGAGGATATATTCTATAAATCATTTATTTCTCCTAAAATAATGGAACAACCCTGCCTCTAATATCTAAATCAGGAAACTTAACCTCAAAAATAGATGGGTCTTTTGCTGGGTATATGATACCATTTCGTGTTGCTTTTTTTATATCATAAACATTTGATGAGTATATACCATTATACTTATTAACTATTTGTAATCCACCCTTACCATTTAAATCAGGTCTAACAACAGTCTGAACGCCATTTATTCTATCTAATAAAACATATATATCCGATAATAGTATTGGTCTATTTATTTGGCTGTTTTGTTTACTAAAATATGCTTTTAATTCATTTATACATTTTAATAAAACTTCGTTTGAATTATAGTTTGGTAATACAACTATTTCAAAATCAATACCAATGTTTATAATATAAGCATCTTTAATGTTCACCGCGTCGGTCAACATTCTATAATATGAAATGTAATTTTTAAGATTTTGTTTGGTTGCTGGATTTAATTGTGATATATTTCCATTACCGTCATACCCAAGAACATATAAATTTATTGCGAGTGGATTTGGAACTTGGAGAGTTCCAACCGATACAACACCACTTACCATTCTATTAAAAGATTTTACTTGATAATCAGGCGCCACATATGCTTTTGCTACTGCACCAAATTGTGGTGGCATTGCGTACGCCCTTACAACATAATCTTCAGCAGTAACAGTTCGGTTTTGTGCTGCAAAAAATGCCATAGCACTATTTCTGATATCATCAACCTCTTCGTTTGATTTACCACCCGATGCAGCCTCTTCATTCGTAACTGCAACAGAATTTCTGACTGTATTTAATTGTTGGGTATTAGATGGGGTTGTTTGATTTTCAAATTCTATATTTGTAATTTGAGTTAAGTCTTTAGATATTACATTGTCAATCACACCCTGCCCAACTCTATAGGTTACAGTTAAGGTTGTATTTGCAGGCGCTACTCCATATGTTTTTGTATATAAGAAATTTGAAGGGTCTATTGTTTGTGATAAATCACCCGTTGCTTTGTATAAATTAGAACCAACATTGTCTGGGTTGGGTAGTATCTCTTCATCAGCATTTGATGATACACCTGCGCCAAATTGAATTGTTATAGAACCATCTTCATCAGTTCGTGTAATATATCTTTTAGGAACTTTTTTTAATCTTAAAAGGTATGGTGTTTCCGAACCATATTGATTTAAGTTAAGTGTATAATCAGATGTATTTTGGATTTGCTCAAAAACAGTATCTTGTGCTAAATAATCTACCTTTGTCCAAACATCTCCATCGGAATCAACTATTTTTACAACATCAATAATACCAACATCCTCAATCTTAATCTTATTGTATGGTGTTGGTGAACCAAATATAAATTCAGATGTTTTATCTTCACCACTAACCACAGGAACGCTCTTTTTGAAAAGATAATAAACAGGTTCATCGGTATTTTCGTTTATTTGATATACTGATATTTCGGTGGGGTCAAAAGATGATGAATATGCAAAATCAACTTTCCTCGTTGTAGAAAATACTACATTTGGGTTTTGTGTTGATGATACCTGCATACCCTCTTTGATTTTTAAAGTATAATCCAAATCAGGTCTAACATTATTGCCGGAGCCAATAGCAGGAACTAATTGATATACTATTAAATTAGTTGTAGCGGGTGAGTATAGTTTTGGTTTATATCCAAGCGATTGTGCTAACTGAAATAAGTTTGAATTTTCTTTTACTTGAGTAATAATTGATTCTCTTAACTGAGTATCCGTATAATAAGATAGAACATCCCCAACATACGATGCCATTTCTATAAACATCATTCCAGGAGATGATTCGTTAAAATCATTATAGGTATTTGGGTAATATTGTTTAGCAAAATCTATAAGATTTTTTCTGAATCCAGAAAAATCTCTGCCAATTAAACTAACTTCTTTTTTTTCATCATTTAACATTTACTACTCCTAAACTATTGATAATCCACCCTGATTATCAACTTCTAAAATTATTGTTTGGTTAGCACCTTGAGATGTAACTCTAAAATTTATTTTTATACTAACTTTATTAAAATCCGGCTCCGAATTGACTTCTATCGCATTTAATAAAATATAAGGTAGCCAAAAACTAATATCGTTTGTAAGGGATTCTTCCAATAAAGAATCTAAATCCGATTGAATATTTTCAAATAGTAATGAATAAATATCCGAACCAAAAAGTGGTTGAAACGGCCTTTCACCTTTTGTTGTTAATAATAGGTTTTTAAGATTAGATATAGCCTGTTGTTCGGTTGTGTAACTTGATTTAAACATAGGACTACCACCCAATGGTAGCATTACACCAACCGCTTTATTTGGTTTTAAATCAATTGGATTAATCCTATATTGTAATCTCTGAGCCATTCATTACCTTTTCTTTTTATTATTCATCACCTGCATTAACGCAGAATAATCTTTTGTAAGTGCATCTACAACTGCCGCACCTGCATCAGTTTTTGCTAAAGTTTCCATTGGTATTGCTCTACCTTCCGAATCTTGAACAACGGATTCTTCCATCATTCCCATTCCCTTCATAGAACCAAATGATTGTGCCATATCAGATGTAAAAGACCTTCCACTATTTATATCTCTCCACTCACCACTTTGATAAGTTTCATTAAGTATAGAAGATATTGGCGAACTATTACTAAATAGTTTTTTTTGAGTTTGTGGTTTCTTTGTTTCAAATAAATGTTCTACATCCAATGGGTCTTTTTCCATCAACTTTGTAGATTGCTTTACTGGTTGTTGTTTTAGTTCTTTAATAATAGATTCTTTTAAAAACTTCTTTTCTTCAGCGAATTTTCTTTTAACCTCGCTTTCAACCAACATTTTAATAGCCTGAATTAGTTTTTTTGTATCCATAGTAATAAATATAATGTTTTGTAATAATTAACCAATACCACTTTTAAGCTTTGATAGTATTGTAGATAGTTGTGGATGTGGGCCGGTTGCCGCTCCTACAACTGGGAATGTTCCCTGTGCTAAAGTTTCTATAGCAGAAATAATTAAATTAATTGTAGTTGTATATTGCGATGTAGATATCGCTACATCCTTTTTTGATGATAAGATAATATTATCAGATTTACTATTAAATATTAACCTATCTGAATTAATAATAACTTGTGGTTTATTAAATTGCGATATATTGGGTATAGATACTCTATTTGATGTTTTTAAAGATACCCTTTGTTTTGTAGTCATCCAAATAGATGAATCATCTTCATTCACATTTTCAACTACAAATTTATCGTATCCCTTTTTATTAGTATCGTTTTGAGTATTTCTTATAATTGTTATTGGTGCACCAGAATCAGATGCGTTCCAAGTTGGTAATTTTTGAGCATCAGTTTGTTTAGGTGTATAACCAAATCTAATAGATTGACCAAACCTACCTTCAAGTATTGTATCGCCAATATAAGGTTGTAATTGTGATAAAGTGTTTACTTCGGAAAACCCTTTACCAAAATTATTGTTTTTATCATTTGTAGATGAAACATTCGGTACTGGGTTCAAATAAGAACTTACCTCAAATGATTGTGCAGTATTTGTAATTCCTTTTGGAAGGGGGTTGTTATTTAGCGACCTTTGTAAAAAAGTGGGTGAAATGTAATAAAAAGAAAATCCGCCCCCAAGAGGAGCGGATATAGAACTTAACGCACTAATTAAATAAACTTGCTCCCCAATAGTGGGGATTGATTTAATATACGGATTTAAGGGATACGCAAAATCATTTGATGCACCGCCAGTAGAGCGTTTAACCGAAACCCCAATTTTGTAAATATCATTGGGATTACCATCTTTTAAAAATACTTCAGTTACCTCACCAAGCATTATTCATCCTCATCCTGTTTTAGGGATTCCAATTTTTCATCTACATCCCTACTAGCATCTAACAACTGCTTCTTTTCTTCTTCTGATAATAACAAACCATCATCAGAACTACCCTTATCTAAAAGTTTTTGTGCGATAGCGGCCAGCCTTACCAATTGGTCATCATTCTTTACTGATACCTCTAAGTATTCCTTAATCAACGGAACTACCACCGATGCATCATTTAGATTTTTAACCAATGGTTCTAACTGAGCAATCAGTAATTTTATTTGTCGGTCTTTTTTACGGGAATTATCATAAACATCTTTTAATAAAGATGAAAATGTCGTCCCTTTAAATATATCATCATCCTTCGTCATAATACCTCTCTATGTTATGATTTAATTTTAAAATACCCTTTTTAGTATATTCAGTATTTAATTCTACAAATATTACTTTCATTTTTCCTATAACTCTTGTAATATATTGCGTATTTACTCCTGTCCTATCTCTAATAAGTATATAAAGAGCCTTTTTATTGTAAGAGTATAAATCCTTCCGATTACGGAATAGTTCATTGACCGAATCAGCTATTCTTCTATCCCTTTCCTTTACAAAAAGTTTATTTAAATTTGAATCTATATAATCCACAAAGAAATCCATAAAATCTGATTTTTCTTCTATTGCTTCATACTCCGCCACCTCATTAGGAACATTCCTACCAATATCAACAGCATCCAAATCTTCTTGGATTTTCATTTTTGCGTAATTCGCATTATTCTCATTAAATAAAAAGTTTCTTGCAATTACAGTGAAATAAGAAAATGCTTTTCCTTTATCACCCTTAAACTTATGCATCTTTTCATTTAGAAACGCAACTACAGATGCCTTTACATCTTCATACGAATCATCAAAGTAATAGGTTTTATATGTATGTATTACATTTTCTGCAAGTTTATCGAATGGATATTGTATAAATCTATTATAGATACGATTTTTTTTATCAATATCATCCAAACTATTATACACATTTATAGCTATTTCAGTTATAGCTGTAAAATACCTATTGCTCTTCGGTGATTTCGCTTTTCTGCCCATAATACCCGTCTAATTCTTCTATAATACTATACATTTCTCTAAATACATAACCTGTCTCATCATCGGCTTCAAATGAACCAATTCTATCTATGGATTTCATTCTATCCATTGCGTTTTGAATTCTCCCTTGCATTGAATCCAAAAGTGTATCTGCCTGAGTGTATTCTTTTTCTAACTCATCCAAATTTTCTTCAACTGCTTCTAACTTCCGTAATAGATTCCATACAAAGAAACCTAAAACTATATCGGTTAAAAACAATATTATTAAAAGTACTATCATATTAATCCCCCATTATATCTTTAAACGCGTCAAATACCATATCAGCCTTTGGTTTATCATCCTCTGATTTTCCAGATAATATCTTTTCAAATTTAGATAACCCCGATGGTTTTCCATTTGTACCAATAGTTCCTCTTGTACCTTTTAACTTTTTACCTTCAACTACCCAACGATTGTATTCATACTTTGAAGCCATGAAATCTGCCTGGTGTAGAATATGGGGTAAAAATGTTTTTAATTGGTTTTCAGCCTGAAAAGTTTTATAATAACTTTCGGTGGATGAATCATACAACCCATCCGTCAGTCGGATAGCAAGATATTCTTCTTCGGTACATTTTACACCAAAATGATTTAGTAGAAAGAATGTACGGTCGTGAATTTCCATCCAATGTAAATTTGGGTTTGATTTATAAATCTTACCCTGATTCTTTACATGCCATTCCGAATCATTCTTTTTATACCAATCATCTTCAACTGAACCCACCTTACCTAAGTCGTGGTGGAGGGCTGCAAATACAACCGATTCTCTTGTAATATCATCAGTAACCATATCCAACTCTTTCCAAAGTTCAAATACCTTTAGAGCATTGCGAGTTACCCTCATTATATGGTCAATATATCCGCCGGGAAAAGCATTATGAAAATGCTCAAAGGATGAAGCGGGTGTATAGATAATCCTTTCTTCAAAATGGTCATACATTTTGTTTAGGGTATCCAATCGTTCACCACTAAATTCTTGACTGATAAATTTTCTGAACTTTTTATAATTTTCCAGTAGTTCGTCTGGAGAGAAAAAATCAAAATACATAATTAAATAATTTTATCAATAATACCCAATTCAAGCGCTTCTTCAGCGGATAAAAATAAATCACTTTGTTGATTTGACTGCCACCACTCTTTTGGTTTCTTTGTGAATTCAGCCATCATACTATTACATTCATCTTCCAACCTATCCGCAAATTTGGCGTTTGATTTTACATCACTCAATTTACCTGCGGCAAAGGTTGATAGTTGGTGAACCATAATCTTTGAATGTTTTGATGCTGCCCTAACCCCAGTACCCGCTGCGAGTAGAAGAGCTGCTGCTGACATTGCGATACCCCTACAAATGATATTAAATTTCATATCTTTGTTTCCTCTGATATAATCAATAATACCAAGAGTTTCTACAACATCACCGCCACCGGAGTTTAATAAGATGTTAATTGTAGTTGCCTCACTATTCACTTTTTTTAGTAGCCGTACTTTAGCAATAAACTCAGGTAGTAATCCCATCTGAATTTCATCGCAGATTACAATTACATTATCGGTTAAATCAATACCATAATCAAACTCCCTAAAAAAATGTTTGTGTGGGTCAGTATCATCACCACTTTCATTTTTGTAATCAAATTTTACATTTGAAGGATTGGTATTATAAAGTTCATCTATTATCATAAATTATCGTTTAAATTTTACACAATATACAACAAAAAGTGTATATTACCAAATATATTTTTAATTATTTTTATCTATATCTATCAGCACCTGTTCTTGCATAAGTGTGTGTTGGTGGTTGTGGTGTTGGTTTGGGTTTTGGTTTGGGTTCTTCATTATATAAGTTTAATGCTTCTTCGGTAGTTGGTTCAAATACTACATCGGGTTTTTCCTCTTTAGCTTCTACATTTTCAATAATCGTTTCTTCAACAGTTTTATTTGGTTCTTCTACCACCATTTCTTGTTTGATTAATTTTTCTTCAGTAGGTTTAGTTTCCTCTATTTTAACTTCTTTTACAAGTTTATTTAAGGCTATAACCATAGAAATTGCTAACGGGTCAAATACTAATACAATTAATAATGTGAACCAATTTACAATTCTATCCATTCCCCACCCAGTTAATTTATCCAAGTATCTTAATGGACCTATTTCGGCAGCTACATCATTGTTTGATTCCTTATCTAATATTTGTAAATCCAAAGAAGTCAATGAATCATTCAATGATTCTATTTTTAGGGTTAAAATATCTCTTTGCTGAACTGCTGTTTTTAATTCACTACTTAAAACCCTTCGTTGGGATGCAGCACCCCTTTCAGTCTGAGAGTTATTGGTTGCTAACCCACCTCTTAATGATGATATGGATGTTTCCAATAATTTTTTTTCAGCGTTTAAATCCACCAATTGTTCTTTGAATCTATTTCGTTTTACATCCACAACACTAACCTCTTTATTAAGGATAGTAAATTTATCGCTTGTTGTTTGGTATGCTGAAGTCAAAAATCCATATATACCCAAAGATGTAATCATCATTAGAATTACAACTGCTGAAACCAAATACCATTTTAACCATCCAATTACTTTCCAATAGTTATGAAGGTATGAAGCAAGAATTATTTTTGCAAATTCTAATGCCCCCGCCATTATAATAACTTCAGTTCTTGCTCCAGCGAAAAGTGAACTAAGACCGAATACGGAATAGTATGCAGCTGAACCAGCAAGTGTGAATGTGGATAATATCATTAAAATTATAAAACCATTTTTTCTCGTAAAAAAATTTTTCATATGTTATTCCGTTTTTTTAACTTTATTAACTTCCCCAGTTGTATTTATTATCAAATCTTTTGATATCAAGCTTGATTGTAAACAACAAGAGAAACTTGAAATATAAAATAAATATCCAAAAAATAGATAATAACCTTTAACAGGTTAATTATGCCCATACTGATTTAAGTAATTAAGAACTGCTAATTCTTTCATTTTAGCTTCTACTTCAATATCCAAATCGTAACCATAAGTTTCAATTTTGTTTGAAATAAAATCTGAATGTGCTTGAGGGATTTTACCTGGAGCCGATTCTGAATAGTGAACTACAGGTTTGATTCCATCGGGCCAAGTTGTCATTGCCAATTCCAAAGCTTCCTGCTCTGATAAACCACCTGTACAAAATTTGTGGTGGTGGTAATCAAACACAATTGGGATACCAGTTCTTTGGTGAATATACATCAGGTCTTTTACCGAATACATACTCGCCTTATCATCATTTTCTACGGTCAGCCTGGTTTGAACCGATTCAGGCAACCTTTCAAAGTTCCGACAGAATCTATCCATCGCTGATTCTTTATCCCCATAGACACCATTACAATGGATATTAATGACATTGTAGGGGGTTCTACTCAACCCCATCAGGTCAAAGACCTCCCCATGCAACGATAAATCGGTTATGGTGTTGTTTACCACCCTTTCATTGGGTGAAACGAGTACATTAAAGGGGCCAGGATGAGATGTAATCCTTTGCCCATAGTTGGATACCAATACCCCAGCACCCTTCAGGAGATTGGATATAGGAGCAAAATGCGGCATATCTGATAGTGGGTACTCAGATGACCAGGGGAATAGATTGGAGGTGATTCTAAAGAGTTTTATACCCATCTTTTCATTCCATTTGATAATCTCCACCAGGTCACGGGTGTTCTGCAACCCAAGCTCCGAAGCCCTGCTAATACCTTCCTTTAAAAAGGTTTTTCTAATCATACCCCTATTGGTGGTAATCTTTTTCTTGCCCAAAGTCATATTGATGCAAGCGTATCCTAAGTTTGACATAGTTTTTGGTTTAGATACTACAAATATAATAAAAAAGGGGGATTTTTCCAAACCCCCCATATTAAATTTTCGTTAATTTTTTTTAAATTGAATGTGGTGAATAACTGAAAATAATATTTTGAACAGATTGACACTTCACTCTGATGATAGATTCTATCTCCGATTTAAATGAATCTGAATTTTCAAAATACATTGGTTTACCATAGTAAATAAAACAAAGTGTACCTGCCTCTTCCAATACATCAATTTTATTGAACACCATATCGGTTACACCATTTAAATTTATTGCTTTGATAAGTAAATCCATATCCAACCAATTAACTTGTCTACTCCTACCAGTGGTAGCACCATATTCATTACCCAACAATCTAATCTTACCAAAGATTTCATTATCCCCCTCAAATTGTTTTGCTCCTACATAGGTACGATATCCTTTTGCTACCCCATACACCTTTCGTATCTTTTGTGGGGGAACACCATTCATAATAGCAGAACCAACTGTACAATGCGATGAGGTTACATATGGGTAATCACCCCAATCAATATCTAACTCAAATCCTTGAGCACCTTCAAATAAGATTTTTACAGATGTACTACCATAAAACTCTTCGTAGATATCAATAATGTTTTTTAATTTGAATTCATCATCGCCGGCTCTAATACCTGTTCGGGCATACTTATCCCGATACGCAGGCCCATTGCCTGTTTTGGTAGTTCCGATTTTTGTATCTTTGGAATCTTCCATCAAATGTTCGGGTCTTATCATATGCACCCTCTTATCTATGAAAAGATAATCAGATACATTAATACCTTTATCTTCCAATTCTTTCCATTCCGTATAAAGGTCTAAAATGTTTATTACACATCCAGGCCCAATGATAGATTTAATACCATAGAACACACCAACAGGAATATAGTGGGTTACAAATTTTTCTCCATTGTGATAAACGGTATGGCCGGCATTTCCCCCTCCATTATAACGAACCACATGGGTGTATTCTTTATCTTTGGATAGGAAATGCGCAACCTTACCTTTACCAGTATCACCGGCTTGTAAATCTACAATAATATCAGCGTACTGAATCATAAATAATTTTTTAATATATTATAAGAAATCATACCAAAGTTATTTGTGTCTTGAATTATGTAATTGGAACAAATAAGCCTTTGCTTCGGATTGAGTTGGTGTGGATGTTAAATAAACTTCCCTTCCATTTGATGAATTAACTAAATAGCATCTGAACTCATTTTCCATAACCAATTTATTGAAAAAAATTTTTGTATCTTTTTTATATCGAATCTGACCAAATATTCCATTATCAAAATCAAACTCATCAATTATCATAAATTAGTTTAATGATGTTGGTGGCACTTGTCCTATTACAATAAATCTATGGGTATCCCCATTAGGGGTACGGAGTACATCAGATTTTTTAAGTATAAATCCATCACAAAATAATTTAAGTAGTACAGGTGTAATATCTTCGTTTTGTAGACATTGAATTTTTATGAACTTTTTATTTTTATCTTCAGTATCATACTCGGAAAATAAACTTTCCAATCTGTCCGCATCTAAACTATCCTCATCAGAAAATTCTATATCATCTTCTTCATTACCGAGCTTTTCAAAAAAGCCTGAATACATATCGGAAAAATATATCAACTTATCTCTTGGTGAGAGAGATTTATAGAAATCATACTCCTGTTCATTCCAGAAAACTTCCATATCCATACTAATAAATAGTTAATCTTTTTTATATTGTTCGTTTAACCAAACTAAAATTTCTTTGGATAATGCATAACCACTTTCAGTAATATACTCATCAATTATCCACACAACCTCTTCTAATACCTCATTTTTATTGTAGTATGTTTTATTCAAAATAAGTTGCAGTCTTTCCCGCATTTTAGTTTTGTAAACATCATCTACTTCTACATCGGTAGAAAAGAAAACTGTTTTAAGATTATTCTTTACTAAAGTAAAAAATGGTTCTTTTTTCTTTTTTATTATATCAACACAATTGGAAATATACTTATCAAAAGTTTCTTTGTTTAAAAGAATTGATTCTTTATCTATTGCGTTATGTATATGAGTTATCGGACCGGGCCATGAAGTAGTTGGTGCGGTTGTAATAGCAAATGAATGTGATATGGGTGGGTCTGGTTTAAATCCAGATATACCAAACAAAGCCTCTTTTAATTTTTCAAATTCAGTAGTGCTTTGATTGTTTGAACCCATTGTGTTTTGTTAATTAAATATATTTAACCTATACTTTTTTTCTACTGTTAGTAAAGCATCATTAAGAGTATCAATAATTCGTTCTGCTTCCGCTTTTGTAATTATCATTTCATTATTCCCTATCCTTAAACTACCAATTTCGGTAAATGGTTTTACGGGATAGTCGGATGGCTTTAGTTCGGGATTAATTTGTAAATCAATACCAGTATAGTTTTTTCCAGCGTATTTCTGAAATTTAGCTTCCTGCTTTTGAGTTATTCCAAACGAATTATTTACATAACTCTTAATCGGTGCGTTTTTATATTTACTATTCATAACTTTTTTGTTTAATTGTTATACAATAATAAATATGGAAAAAGAATTAATTATTATCTAATTTTACTTTTTTATTTTTCCTAAAATTACGGGATGATACCCTATTGAATTTTCTTTCATCAAAATCCATTATACTTTTATCAGGATGTGTACGATTAATATTCTGAATCGTTTTCAAACATTCATTAGCCCAATACCAAGCATCCATAATAGTTGGTTGAGAGGGTAAATAAACTTCATCACCAATGTACCCACCATATCCGTTAGATATTTTGTATCTACCATCAGGTGTCATTGTGGTTTTAGCATTAGGAAACTTTTTAAGTACACGCCGTTTAATCCTATCAAACTGCGGATTCACCGATACTACCTTCGGCTGCTTCGTTTTCTTTTTCATTGAATAATTGGGTTAATCGTTTATTGATTAAAAAGCCATTAGCTATTTCTTTATTAAGTGAACAATTTTCTATCAATCTACCATCTTCTAATTTCACATCGTAAGCATTGCTGTTTCTGATTTTTGTTTTTGAAACAATCTTACCCACCATAAAATTAGTATATACACTAACTACTACTCTGTCTCCTATGCTATAAACCATACTTAATTTCCAATCACATTTAGAATTTTTGTTTGTGTAACGGAACTAACTTCAAACTCCAATGGAGAATTTTGTAGAAACGCGGTGATATGTGCTTCTGCATCTGTAACCGATACTGCTTTTATCAAATACTGTTCCGTATTCTTTTTGATTTTACCATTACCATTATCGGTCTCAACTTTTACTTTTACTAAATAGTACATCATAATTTTTTTACTTTAATTTGTTTTTAACGATTTCACAAGTTTTATGAAAATTTTCTTTACCCCATTTACCTAATTGTTCGTGATGAGAATGGGATATTACCTCACCACTAACAGCCGCAGTTCCATAAGCAAACCTCTTCAGTTTATAACCTGATAGTGGGGTTGAAAACCTTTTTAGGTATTCTGCTTTACTATCTAAATATTCAAAGAATTCATCTCTGGGTAAAGATTCCAATTCTTCGTTACTCAATGGTTTGTTCGGGTCATACATCATATCAAATATACAAAAGAAATTTTAAATATCAAAATATTGGTGATACATTTTTTTGAGAATAACTATCTTTCTCACAAATTTCAAATCTATAATTACCATTACCATTATCCCACATTGTAATAATGAATGTATCCCCCGTTCCAATTGCTTGACAGACTCCTCTAAAAGCAGGTGCTTCTTTAATAACAATACCACCATACCTGTTAAGCGCTTTAAGCCTACCCAATGCTCTGATAGGTCCCACAAAATCGGATTGTTTATATCTAGTATAATGATTTTTTTTATACTCTTTTAATGCGTTTAAGGTTTTCATTTTGGGTTTCATCTTCATTACTTATTAATTGATTTTTGATAGTAATAATTATATAGTTCATCTAAATCCATTGGGGATTCATTCATCATTTCATCCCACACATCAATACCAAACTTTTTTTGTAGTTCACTCCGAAGCGAATTCAATATACGAATCTCATCTAACTCACCTTCAAATTCAAGCTTCAAAGCACGAACCCTATCCATCCTACTCGCATCCCGCGCAGATTCACACCTATCAAAGTCTGAACTACCACCATACTTTTTATAGGCAAGTTCATATGCACGATTTGCTTTTTTCCTAGCCTCAAACGCCTGTTTGAAAAAATTGGATATATCAAAATCACCATTCACAATTTTATCATAAAGATGTGCGTTAAAAGAAAGGGGCTTCTTACGAGCCCCATTTCTCCACCATTTGAACTTATTATACCCCATATAAATTAAAACGGATTATTAACAGCAGTATCTTCGGTATTGAAGAGGTTTTCTTCGCCAGTTTTTACAAACTTTTGAACGAACTGCTTCATAAACACACGCTCCGATTGAGCCCCACCACTATTATCAAAGAAGGGATAGATAGCAATCTCAGCGGCTTCAGTCAAACTAAATCCATCGTAGAGTAGCGAACCAATTTCCACAGCAGTACGAGTAGATAGCGAGTTAGTCAGTTTGGGTGATTCACTACGAACCTCATCACGAGTCATCGCCGTAATTTCAGCCACACTGCCCAACAGTTCCGAAGATACTGAAGGATACATCATCCCAAGCAAAGTTGATTCTTCATCCTTAGTCAACGAATCCATTTCAATAATCGTAAATCGGTCTAAGATAGCACGGTCAAGCATTCGGGTGGCGGTATATTCATTACCAATGTTAGCGGAAGCGATGAACGAAACACCATCGGCCACATTGATAGTGGGAGCATCAGCGGCTTCATCCAAACGAAGGTAGCGTTGACCCGGATCGAGAACCGTCATCAAAATGTTCCACGCTTCAGGGTGTGCCCTCGTAATCTCGTCCAACACAACCACAGTGTTTGGCGTTTGAATTGCCTTTACAAAAGGTGATTGATTAAACACCGTACCTTTGGCCGTGTCATATTGGGTATTACCAATCAAAGTGGTTCGGGGGTCCTGAGTAGCACCCAAGTTCATAATGAAAGTAGAATACCCATCAATTGAAGAAGCCGCAGCTTTAGCAGCCATCGTCTTACCACAGCCAGCAGCACCTGTCATCATAATGTTCTTACCACGAAGAATATTACGAATTAAATATTTCCATTTCAGTTCCGGCATAAACAACATCTTCGGCTTCAACTCCGCAGCTTCGGAGTGAATAAAGTTCAAAACATTTTCAGGCATAACCACCGGAGCGGTGGTTTGAGCTGGGGTTGATACCACAGCCGCAGTAGGTTTACGAACCGAATCCACAGCGTACTGCTCCAACCCACCATTTGGTTTATTGAAGTTCATAACAGGAGTGGTATCGGTTGCTTTAGAAGCAGGAACACGACCAAAACAAAGTTCACCAGATGTGAACGAACCCTTTACCCTAATTTTGAATCGGAATTTATCAGGTCGCTTAGAAGCCTGAAGAGCCCTGCTGTAGAGGGAAGTCCCTTTCTCATTAAGAGCTGGGATGTTGAACATTGCTCCATTTGAATCTTGGAACAGTAGTACACCGTTACTTTGAACGATAGTACCGAAAACGAATCTTTGGTTTTTCATATATAGGGGTTTAACTTACAATATAAAGATACTACGGGGAGAGCAAATATCCAAGCTTTTTATGTTAAATTTGCGTTAAATTTATCCACAACTTATCCACATTTGAGGGAAAAGTGTCCATTTTATTGGACACCCACCTCAAACTTACCATTTAATGTCTTAGCCAAGTCCATCACCTCATTTACATTAATGAACCTCGCATCCCTACCATACATCCGATTAAAATCATCGGCGTAGGATGTATTACGCATTCGTTCCGAACTATATTCACTAATAAAGTAAGATAGAACACTAACACCACCCATCCTCATTTTATTGACCTGGTCAGCGGTGTGCTTGATAGCAGAGTCACCCTCATAACTCATTTCCTTATTTTGAAAGGTAGGCATACCATCCGAAAAGTTAATTAGGTATTTATCGGAATTATCTTTGGAATTCAAAATTTCTCCCATAATCGCCTCATAACATAATCCTTCAGGTGTTGTACCATTTGGAATTAAATGTTTGAACATGCTTTTAATCTTTGAGAAATTATCAACCCTACTATCATAAGCAATTACAATCATCGGAACTGAAGTGTTATTATCATATGTGCTTCGGTAACTAATAACCACATTGATATTTGATATCATTGAAGCGGCCTTAGCGATAGCAACCACAGCAGTTTGTGTGTTATTCCATTTTTTTCCACCCATTGAACCACTAGCATCAACTGAAATGTGAAGAGTAACCGGCTTTACCGAATTAGTTTGAATCTTTTCAAAGATATTGAAATTACCAAACCCAACCTCGTGTAACATTCGGGATGATATCTTACCTGATTTAAGGCGGGGTGTAACCAAACTACGATTCTCATCACGCGTTTTCAGCTTCTTACCCAATAAAACACCTAGTGCGATACCATTATCAATGTGGGGTTGATTATAATCAGTTCTACCACTATAGTTTGTAGTAATACCAAATGCCTGAGATTCAATCAGCGATTTAGTCAGCTTCCTAACTAAATAACACTTTGTTTTCTGAACACCACCCCAGCGATTTTCAACGGATACATTCTTCAAATCTACATCAGATTCTTCTAAAGCGTTTACTACAGAGGATTCATTTTTACCAATCTTCTTTTTAGAAATATCACCATTCAAAAAATCTTTCTGCTTTTTTATAGCGTTATTAAGTTTGTTTCTAAGAGAAGGTGAAAGTTTATCTCCAGAACCACCAGAACTATTGTTAGAAGAATCACCATCAGAAGAATCACCATCAGAAGAATCATCATCAGAAGAATTGCTCATATCCAAATTACCATCACCATTAGATTCCATAGAATCGTTACCCGTTTGGGGTGAATCGGTATCACCTGTCATTGGTGAATTACCATTAGAATCACCTGAAGATGATTCATTACCATCACCATCGGATGAAGAAGATGATTCTTTACTTTGTGCGGGGTTATTAGTATAAACCGCATCAAAGATAGTTAAGAAAATATTAGAAGCCAACTCCAAACTATCAGTAGTAGTTTTTAACCTACCAATGTTTTTTAAATCCATCAAAGCCCAAATCGTTGGAAAAGATTTTAGAGCACCCAACCTACGATTTTTGTTTGTAATATTGATAAGTCGGAACATATAAGATTCCCAATCTTCGGTGGTATATTCATCAGATACCAAAGCCTTATCAATAACACTATCATTAAAGTATTTATCATACATAGAGTGATAGTACCCACGATAACCAGGGGCTGTGTTATAAATGTAATTATCAATTCGCCTATCCTCAACAATATTAAGGATATCTTTTAGATAAGTATATACATCCTGCCTCAATGCACGAACAGCCAATATATCAGATTCAGATACCATCGGCATTTTAGCAATACGATTAGCAATAACGGGTGGTATCGCTGTAGAGCTTGGTTGGAAATATTTTTGAAGAATACTAAATTCGGTAAGTTTAATGTGCGAACCTTCGTGGAGAGCCAAACCTACCGCCGGGTCAAATTCAGCATCATCCAATTTTGAAGAAATTACCACAGTACTACCATCAGTATAAGATTCATTACCCGTAGAAAATTTGACAGGAATTTGTTTGTTTGTTACAATCCTAACAAAGTTAGAAATGGCCCGTTTATAAGAGGCCAACTTAATAAGGTCATTGGTTTTGACCTCATAGGCATCAGTTTTAGTAGAACCACCAAAACCACCACGATATGTGGTAGGGGTAAAGAGCGACTTATCCAACCAATAGTCGGAATAGTAGGACTTGTTTTTTTTGTATTTTGTCATATAGGAGGAATTAACTTACAAAGTAAAGATAATACAGAAATAGGGAATATCCAAGCTTTCAATATTAAATTTGCGTTAAATCTTTTAACCAAGATTTGTTCTTTCTTGAATAAGATTTAGGTGATTTGACCACCTGTTCTGTCATTTTTTTACCGATATGGTGTGCAGCCTCTCCTGAACTCCAATTGCCGTTAAAATCAAGCAATTTCCTGTCTCTTTTGGTTTTACTCATATCAATAACTATTTAATACCCAAAGATAAGTATAAAAGAGCAAAAATCCAAGCTTTTGAGATTAAAATTCCATTAAAGTTATCCACATTCGTGTGGAAAAGTGTCCAATTTATTGGACAGTTGGTTTTAATTCGTAAATAGGGTATTATCCCTATCAATCGGGTTAATTTTAAACCCATATTTTTTCTTAACCCGCTCTGAAATAGGAATCGGGTTTCCATCCTCATCAATTCTCACAAAGGTAATATAGGTAGATACAACGGTGGTTTGGTTGCCTGTATATACATTATGCGCTCTTGCTTCAATGTATAGTTTAACTGATGTATTTCCAATATGATTTACACTACCATATACCTTTAATAGTTGCCCTTCTTTTGCGGGCTTCTTAAATAGACACTCATCTATTTTGATAGTTACTACACGGGGGGTATCACATACCTGCATTGCGTACGCAGCTGCTGAAGCATCAATCCACGCCAATGCTTTTCCTCCGAAAAGATTTCCGTGAAAACCTAAATCTGATTTTTTGACGGGATATGTATTAATCAGTTCCATCGGCAATTTCTTCAAATGGTATAGATACTATTTCTCTACAAAAAAATAACAAACCATCCTTTTTAAAGGTATGGCTACATTCCCAATATTGTTTTATGAAATCTACATTTAGATTTGGTTCTTCTTTCATTGTACGATAGACTTGAAACATACCATCGTTTATATAAATAACCTGTCCTAAGTAACTCATAATTTATTTTGTTGAGCGGGTAGATGGAATCGAACCACCGTCATAGGCTTGGAAAGCGAATGTAATACCATTATACGATACCCGCAAGTATCCCCATTAAGGGGATATGAGCTGAAAAACTACTATTGAGCAGCTGCTGTGCTATCTACAACAGGATACAACTCCTCAGTAGAATCTACAACAGCAGAATCAACTGGTTCGGCAACCAATTCAGTTTGTTCAGCGTTGTTGGTACAAGCCGTAAATGATACAGCCATAACTACCATTGCGATAAAAAAGATGTTTTTCATAATTAATTTGTTTTAAATTTTACACAATATACAAAAGAAATTTCATATTTCCAAATTTTTTCTTAAATAAATACAATTATTTTTTTGATAAGATATCATTAAGCATGTTTATTTCCGTTTTAAACATTTCTTCTTCCATTTTCCCACGCTCTTTCTCAATTGCCTTTTGTACTAACCCAATCAATTCATTTGATAAGAATGAACTAATAGTAAACTCAAATGTATAATAGTGGTTCGAAACTTTAACCATATTATTTTGCAATATCAAAGTGTATTGTTTATCATCTGTCTGAACATAGTATCTGCCCGATGGTGTCATCAAGTAGTGGGTTTTTGGATTTGACATCAGTCGGATTAAAACCCTTTTTGTTAAAATCTCTCTTTCAGTATAGGGTTCGTGTCTAACCAGGCCCTGCCTAAACCACACCTGCAATTTTTTAAATTTGTATTTTATATTCATTATTTTTTATTTTTATAATTAAGAAAGTACCTCTCCTTTCTAGATGAGTTTTTATTTTTTGTACGGTTAATAGGGTTCGAACCTATACGGAAACTTTAGAAGAGTTTAATGCTATCCAATTACATCATAACCGCAAATTATATAAATATACTTACTCTATCCAACCAAGCTAAAGGTGTATTATCTATAGAGGCATTACTATTAGAGCGGAGAGGTGGCGCCGCCCCACCATCTTTGAGCTGGAAGCCCAACGAGTTTCTCTCAACTCTTTCTCCGCGTATGATGTAAATATACAAAATAATTTTTAATTATCCAAATAATATTTGTATTTTGTACCTCGGACCGGAATCGAACCGGTACAGCTTCATCAGCTACTGCATTTTAAGTGCAGCGGGTCTACCTATTTCCCCACCGAGGCATTATGATTATTTATCAACTACTTTTTTCCTCACCACTTCAGATACATTAAACAGTTCACTAAATTGGTCTTTCTTCATTTTTTTTGCTTCACAAAATAACTCAATAGCATCTTCTAAAGAACTTGCTTTTGTTTTACTAAGTGCTTCTTTTGTAGTATCCGATTTAAAATAAAAGTAGTATTCTTTCATATTCTTTCCCATTTAACTTTACACAATATACAAATAATTATTTAATTATCCAAACTTTTTGTGTAATAAAAAACACCTACCCCCGCTTCCTCAAACATTTTGATACTTCGTTCAGCGCTTTCTTCCCATTTTAACTGATTAGAACCACCACCTAACATCCATATCTCCTTAATCCCAGCGTTTATAATCCCTCTTGCACAATCTGCGCAAGGTATTCCACAAGTCATATACATCTTTGCTCCATTGGTAGATACACCAATTCGGGCTGCATTATAGATAGCATTTCTTTCAGCGTGTTCAAACCAATAATATTTTTCAGGCCTTCTCTGCCTTTCATTAACATTATCATTAATCCCTCGTGGGAATGAATTATACCCAGTAGATATAATCTCATTATTACTCCCAACTAACACCACACCAATTTGGGTGTTCTTATCTTTGGATTTTAATTTTACTACTTCAGCAATTTTTAAAAAGTATTCAGTCCACTCCATTATGAAAATTTAAAAGATAGTTTGTATTCCTTATCACCTTCAGTTTTGAAATGAATATTTTTACCCTTCCAATTTACAATTTCGGTTATCTTATCAGAGCAAAAAGAATAGAATGAACCCATACCATCTGAATACTCAAAATCAAGAACAAGCATATTACCAACATGCGGTCCACCATCTTCCCAATTTTTGATTCCACCTCGTAAATCTCTTTGGGCCCATTTAACGGATTCGGCTTCCCAAATCCGTCCGCTGTTTACATCTTCTAATTTATACATTTTCATTTATATTAATTGCCATCATTCTTTTAATATGTCTATCTCCCTCAAAATCGGTTTCTAAAAAAGTGTTAAGGATATCAATTGCATCATCAATACAAAGAAACCTTGCGGGTAAACAAATAATATTTGCATTATTATGCGCCCGTGCCAATCTTGCTATATCAACATCCCAACAAAGTGCCGCACGAATACCTGGCCATTTGTTTGCTGTCATACACACCCCATTACCACTACCGCATATAAGAATACCAAATTGCGATTTAAAGTTTGAACACATTTTGTGTGCGTAGTCCGGATAATCAACGGACTCGGGAGTATTTGTTCCCAAGTCCGTTAATTCCATTCCACACTTATCCATATACTCAATCAGTTGAGTTTTTAATTCCCACCCTGCGTGGTCTGATGCGATTAGTATTGACATTTTTTTACCTTATCCTAATTTTTTATAATACGGGTTGTGTAATTTCCCGATGGGGTTGTGATATTAACAAAAAGAATACCACTTACATTATCTACGATAGTAACCATTGAATGGTTTTCATTGTATGTAATATCCGATTGAACATTAGAACCCATAATATTAAATACTGAAATATTTGTAATTCGTTCACCACATTCTACCATAAATTCATTTTTAATTGGATTGGGATAAACATTCATTCGGTTTGAAATATCCATATAACGGACCGATGCTATAATTGTATCTGGGTTGAAATTGGCCCATCCACTCGTCCAATCGGATTGACCAAACGCACCACGATGATAAACGGGTGTAAAGAAATTGTTTGAAAGTCGTGGATTTGAAAAAGAAGCGCCCATCAATAAAACACTATTTTGTTGTGGTAGTACTTGTGGGTTTGTTAGATTATTATAACCCGAAGATAATCCAAGTTGAGATGTACTATCAAATACCTCATTCCCTCGTAAGGTATCGTTAAAATAATTCAACATCCCAGCCCAAGTATTCGTACCCTGTGTTTGTTCAAACTTATTAGTCATATTAGCAAATACCACTCTTTCAATTTGGAGTGAATCATTGGTTGCATTTAATTGAGCAGACGAACCATCAATATGCAATCCAGTCGGATATCCCATAAAAAGGGAATTGTAGACCGATGTACGAGTGTTCCTACGAAGATGTAACGCCCTACGATAAAGAGAAGCAGGTCCACCATTTTCTTTTGGACCGATGATAGTTACATTAGAAAATATTGGAGCAGTTTGTGGTGTGTTTGAAGTCCCCGTTCCATCGTTATCGGATTCAAATCCGTTTGATTGAGATTGGTCTGCAATCTGCGGGTCACGCATTGAAAGAGCAAATTGAACTTTTCCTCTATAACCAAAATCAGTATCAAAATCATCATCCCATCCACGATGAGCAATCAAATACTTGCAATTGACTGTACCACCAAACCATTCATAGGAATCATCACCAGAATAGGATACTTGAACATTCTCAACCACAGTCTTACTACCAACCCCACCAAATGTCAATCCATTGATTTCACTATTGGGTTGATATGCTATGCCGGGAAATTCAATGCGGACATATCTAAATACACCCGAACTATCTTCATCATCAGTTCCACCATAAGTAGCATCTTGTCCTAAGAGACCACCTTCAATAATACCAACTCCACCAGGAATGTTTGTTCTAGCGTTTCCTAATATTACAACCCCACCCCAATCACCATAGGTTCGTTGACCGGCTCGTTGATTTGATGTAAAGATAATTGGTTGATTCACCGTTCCGTTTGCATAGATACGGCCGGTCTTTGTAATAATAAGCGTACCCTTTGATGCTTTATCACCTCTGATAATTGTACCCGGTTCAATTGTTAGTGTTGCACCATTCTTTACAAACCGATTACCTTCTAATAAATAAATTGTTCCACTATTCCAAGTGGTGTTTGTTGTAATATCTGTTCGGATAGTATCAACTGTAGTTTGCGCTTGTGCGAAACTAAACATGCTCAAAAGAGCGAGAATAAAACTTTTTTTCATAGATTGTTTTTTTAAATTCTTTATATAAATAAATATTGATTTTTTATTTCCAAAATATTTGTATCAGTATAATAACTCCTGAAAGGATTAAACATACCATTGTTTTTGTGGTTAGGTTTTCTCCAAAAAGTAATTGTGAAAGTATAGCAAAAACCACTACCCCAATACCAAACCCAATAAGACGAGATGGCCAAAGTAATCCACCATAATGAGTGATGATTTGACGAACCGATTCCATATACATCATTGATATAGGAATACCCATCAATACAATAACCCAATAGTTATCTTTGAACCATTGGTATTTTAACTGACCCTGGAGTTGATAGAAAGTAAGTATCTGCGCCAAAAGCATCAGTAACATTCCGATTAAAAGTGCCATTTTTTATTTTTTAAGTTAGTAGGGGAAGCGGGACTCGAACCCACAACCTCGTGCTCCCAAAGCACGTAATCTAACCAATTGATATATTCCCCTATGTTTCCCCACCCTGAGATTTGGGGTGAGTAGTCATTC